TATCAGATCCAGATTACTTTTATATAAAAGTGGACACTAATATTCAGTATAATATTAAATTAGGAAATAAAACGCTACCAGAAATTTCCAGCGTTGTATTAGAATACATAAATCAATTCAGCCAGGATCATTTAGAAAAATTCGGTAATGATTTTAGATATAGTAGACTAGTCACACACATCGATAGTGCTGATACATACATCACTAGTAACGATACAAAAATATTTTTGGTCAAAAAGCTAACACCAAAGTTAAATTATGCAACATCTTTTGACATTAGTTTTAATAACAGAGCTGAACAAGAAGGCATTTATGATGGAGTTGCGTATCCTGATGAAAGAGTTCTAACTAGTTCAGCATTTGATTACGTAGATTCTAATGATACGGTATGGACCATTTGTTTCATGGAAGATGATGCTTTAGGAAACATTACAATTTATACTTATTTAAATGGTGTAAAATATGTGATTAACAATAAAATAGGTACAATAAATTATACTACTGGTAGAGTAACCATTACCAATCTAAAAACATCGTCATACGTTAATAATATATCTATATTCTTGACCACTCTAAACAGAGATATCATAGCATCGAAAAATATGATATTATTGATTGATCCAAATGATGTTTCAATAAATGTAACAGAAACAATAAAGTAAAATGGAATTTTCTGTAGAAAAATATATCTCTAACTTTATTCAAAATCAATTCCCCGAATTTTATCGTGCGGAAGGTGAAAACTTCATATTGTTTATGAAGGCATATTATGAATGGATGGAAGAGACTGGTCAGCCTATTAGAGAATCAAGAGATTTGCTTATCAATAGAGATATTGATAGCACTTTGGAAAAATTTCTAGAATATTTTCAGAAAAAATATCTCTATGGTATTCCTTTCAATGTTATTGTTAATAAAAGATTTCTATTAAAACACATACTTGATGTTTATCGTTCAAAGGGAACGATACAATGTTATAAACTTTTATTTAAATTGATTTATAATGAAGATGTTGATGTATATCTACCAGGAAAAGATATTTTAAGAGTATCTGACGGTATTTGGATAGAACCAAAATATATAGAAGTGACTAATGCTGAAATATTAAATTCATTAAAAGGTAAATTAATCGTTGGTCTTTCATCTAGAACAACAGCAGTCGTTGAAGATATTATATCAGAGCCTGTTAATAAAGATATAATTCATAAAATATTCATAACCAATCTTTCTCCCAAAGGAGGAGATTTCATTGTTGGTGAAAGAATAGTTGAAGAATTATATGAAAATGATCAAATAGTTATTGACAAATCACCTCTTATAATTGGTTCTTTAGATACTTTAGAACTGTATAATAGTGGTGTTGATTTTAATGTTGGCGATATACTTAAAATCGCATCTAAAGATGTTGATACTGGTGAAAATATATCTTTTGGTAGAGAAGGATATTTAAAAGTTGTCTCTTTGTTCCGTGGTTTTGGTTCTTTAAACTTTAATTTGAAGAATGGTGGATTTGGTTATGCTGCTAATGCAAATGTTTTTATATATAAAAGTTTGCTTGACACCACTGGTCAAGGCGCTAGTTTTAAAATAAAATTAGCGGATGTCCAATCATTAGTTTATAATACCGATCCTTTGGTCGGATATCTAGGTTTAACTCTTGATGCCGTTTCATATGGACTTCCTGCTAATACAAGTGCTAATTTATCGTCTACAATTGGTGATGCATTGTCTTTTGCTAATAATAACTTTGGAAGAATTGCATCTCTAACTAACGTAAGAACTGGTAATGCTTATATTGCACCTGCTAATGTTTTTGTTAGGTCTCTAATATTTTCTAAGAATTTAACAGGATCTCTTTCTTATGATACAGCATGTAATGTTATTACTGGAACAGGAACAGATTTCGTAAATATATTTGCAAATGATGATGTAGTATATCTTCAGTCTAATAGCTCAAATACCTCAACATTTGAATTACAAGTAATTAAAATTGTCACGAATAGCACATCATTATCACTTTACGGTAAACCGCAGAACAACTCTACTGCTTCTGCTGTGTATGGAATAGCGCCTCCTATTCTTCCATCACAGTTTTCAAAAACAGACAGTGTTATGTACAGAGTTGATGGAACTGTTAATGGTATAAACGAAAAAATTATTGCTTTGAATTCTAGTGGAAATAATATTGTCGAAAGAGTTCAAGCGGTTAGTTCTGGTGCTGGATATGTGGATGGTGAGGATGTCATTGCCTACCGTTATGGTATATTGAATATACCAACAATAGTATCAGGTGGAACAGGATATACGAACGGCGACGCCTTGATCTTTACAGGAGGACTAACAGACTCTCAAGCAAGAGGAAGCATATTAACAGACTCTAATGGCATGATCACCTCCGTAAATAATGCCACAGGGGCTTGGTTTGGAGGAACAGGATATAAAGTTGTTCCCGATGTTAGAGTTAGAAGTGCAAATGGTTCTGGTGCCGTTCTTACCACTTCTTTCATTCAATATGACACAAGCACAGAAATCAGAGGAACCGTAAGAAAAACTGGTGTTGGTAAAGGATTTGGTTTTTGGGCGTCAAACGACGGAAAACTCAATGAAGACAAATACATACAGGATAGTTACTACTATCAGGATTATTCTTATGAATTAAGAGTTCCGGTTGCACTTGATCAATATAAAGATATTCTTTATAACACTTTCCATACATCTGGGTCAGAACTGTTTGGTAGATATGATGTACTTTTAAATGAATTCTCAAATTCTTCCATTTTATATGAATTCAGTACAGCAAATACAATACCAGTAGAATATCTGACTTGTGATATAAATGATCCTAACGTCAGAATGAGTGACGCAAGAATAACAGTTGATGAATTCATATATGAGGATACCGGAAATGATCTTACGATGGATAATACTACACTAAATATAGATTGTAGTAACGCTTCATTAACTTCAGATAGAATAAGTATCAATATTTTACAATAAAGGGGATAAAAAGTGGCTGTTAAGATACCAGGAGTTCAACAAGTAATTAATGTTGGTAGCACGCCCAATGATGGAACAGGAGATGTTCTCAGAGATGCTATGGTGTATGTGAATGAAAATTTCACAGAATTATATAGCAATGCTGTGGTTAATACCAACATAACTGTAGGAAATAGTAGCGTAAATTGCTTCGTAAATTCTACTTCATTGACATTTACCAATGCTTCCAGTAGAATGAGTCTAGGCAATTCAACAAGTAATTCTGTTGTCAATTCAACAGGATTCTACACAACTCATACATTGAGTGGTGCAAATGCCACGTTATCAACAAATACATTAACACTTGGAACTTCCAGTGTTTCTGGAAATGGATATACTTGGCTTCCAAATGGCTTGAAATTGAATTGGGGATGGGTTTCTGCTAATAGTACTGATGGAAATGCGGTATTCAGTTCGGCGTTCACTACAGCTTGTTATTCTGTCACGGCGACTAGTAATACCGCAACTGCCACTTATCAGGCAGGTGTTACCGCTATAAATCTTGGAAATACTAATATTAGAACTGGAAATGCAACTTCTACTAATGTGTTTTATATGGCTATAGGCGTATAATGGGAAAATTACTTCCATATTATAAGAAAGCAATAATAGACGAAATAATTAGTAATGTGACTGCTAATGACTCGTATTATTATGCATTTGCGTCAAATCCAATTCCTTATACTGGCGATCCCCCTGCTATAACAAACACAGATTATCAAGACCTATTTGTTAATAATTGGCAGCTTTTATTTGGTAAAAAATTATTAAATACAAATTTTGCGGCGGTAATTGATAATAATATTTGGACTTCTAATACAGTATATCGTAGATATGACAATACAGACAATCAATTATACACAAATAATATGTTTTATGTTATAGCTGAACCAGAATATACTGGTGGAAGTTATAATTTTTACAAGTGTATAGATAATGCTAATGGTTCTCCTTCAACATCAAAACCAACTCAAATACAATATACTACATTTGAGACGGCAGATGGATATAAATGGAGATATTTAACTTCTGTTTCATATCTACAATATAAACTATTCTCTTCTCCTGATTATTCACCTGTATTCTCTAACGGCATTATTTCAATATACGCCAGTCAATATTCTGGTGTTGATGTCGTTATGATTTCAAACAGTGGAGTGGGTTATAGCACTTATCACAATGGAACTATTCAGTCAGCTAATTCTACAGTTATTCAGATTGAAACAGCAAATACAAGTAGCCAAAATGATTTTTATGCTAACAGCGGTATATACATTTATAATGAAGAAGCCACTACAGGACAGCTATTAGACATATCTCAATATATAGCTAATACTTCTGGTAAATGGGTATATCTAGGATCTGAAGCAAATACTGACAATATTTTGCCTAATTCTACAAAATATAAAATCTCACCTAGAGTGGTTTTCACATCTGATGGAAATACTCAGCCACAAGCATATAGTGTGGTTAATACAGTAAGTAATAGCATATCTGAAATTGTTATTTTAGACACAGGGTCTGAAATTACTTGGTGTAATGTTCATTTAACTTCTACTTTTGGTTCAGGAGCAAATCTTTATGCTATTGTACCACCTCAAGGCGGGCATGGATATGATACTGTATCAGAATTAAATGTAAGAGGATTGTCAGTTCAGTTCAATTTCTCTAATACAGAAGGTGGAACAATATTTGCATCAAATGTTGTTTATAATAAAATTGGTTTAATAAAGAATCCTTACTCTTTGAATTCCAATAATACAAAAGGTTCTGCATATACTGTAAACACATTCAGCCAACTATTAAAGGCTAATGTAACTTCTCCAGTTACTTTTGCTAATGGTGATTATGTTGTTGGGAACACTTCTGGAGCGTTAGGAACGGTGGTATTCTCAAATACCACACAGCTATATCTTACTGGAGACACCCATTTCTCAAATGGAGAATATGTAATATCTAGTAATGGTTCAACTTCCGCTCAAATAGACATAAAAGAACTGGGAGATTTGTATATTAAAGATATAAGACCAATTTATATTCAGAACATAAATAATATCAATAGGTCTAACAGCCAATCAGAATCATTTAAACTGATTATTCAGATTTAACGGGAAATAATATGCCATTAAACACAGATTTCAATATAAGCCCTTATTTTGACGATTATGATGTAAATAAGAATTATCATAGAGTTCTTTTTAGACCATCAGTCGCTGTTCAGGCACGTGAACTAACACAGTTACAGACTATTCTACAGAATCAAGTAGAACGTTTTGGTAACTGGGCATTCAAAAATGGTGATATTGTATCTGGTTGTGCGGTATATGATCTACCCTCCGTTCCTTATATAAGACTGACAGATTTTGCGTCTAATGGTTCAGCAAACACTTCTCCATTAGATGTGACAGATTACATTAATGCGGTTGCAACAAGTGCTACTAGCGGTCTAAAAGCAAAAGTTGTTTTTGCTAACGCTGGATTTACTACCAATTACCCAGAAACAAATATTCTTTATGTAAATTATATCAATACCGGTACTTCTGGTGAAACACAATTTTCTAATTCTGAACTTCTCACTTTTGAACTTGTTGATATTGCAGGTAATACAGCTTTAACAAATGTTTATACATTCTCAAATGCTGCTGGTCAAGTTTCATCTGGAAATGCACACGGTATTACTGTTTCTGAGGGTGTAGTTTTTATTAACGGAAATTTCGTAAGAGTTTCTAATTCAACATTTGGTCTGGTGAATACTTATGGAACATATGCTGGAAATTCTGTTGTAGGATTTACTCTTTTAGAAGAAATTATAACCGAAAACCAAGACAGTTCACTCTTGGATAATGCTCTTGGATATTCAAACGAAAATGCTCCCGGCGCACATAGATTAAAATTAACACCTCAGATTGTTTCTCTTGATCCAGTAGTAGCTGCAAATACAAAGGGTTTCAATCCTATAGGAACATATAATTACGGTGCATTTGTTAACAAATCTGTTGCCGGATCAAATTTGTATTCAATAGTAGGTGATGTTGTCGCAAAAAGAACCTATGAAGAATCTGGAAATTATGTAGTAAATCCTTTCGTTGTTGATACTATCACTTCTGCTGGTATTGGTAGTGAAATACAAGCTTCTAATTCACAGTTTGTTCTTGGAAGAATTTCACCCGGCGTTGGATATGCTCAAGGTAAAAGAGTCGAACTTTTAAAGACTTCATACATAAACATGCGCCGTGGTATTGATACTGCTGTAAGCAAATCACAATTAATTAGCTTCAATTATGAAAACTATTTTATTCTGAACGAAGTTGCAGGATCTTTTGAGTTTGACAAGACACAAACTGTTCAGTTATATAATGAACCACAACAAGCTGTTACAAATAGAACTTTTTCTGCAACTACACCTGTTGGAAGTAATATCGGTACAGCATTAATGAGATGTTTTAAATTAGCATCTGGAAAACCAGGTTCTAATACAGCACAGTATTTTTTACATGTGTTTAATATTTCATTAACTCAAGGATATAATACCAATCAAGTTAAATCTGTTTATTATGATGGCACCGTTAAAGGTGTAGGTGATGTTATATCAGACGGAGTGATTGGTACAGATAAAAAAACTCAACTATATTCTTTCGGTGTTACCGGACTAAAAAATCTAAGAGACGAAGATAACAACGTAAACACAGAATATGTTTACAGAACAAAATCTTCAGGAAACATGTCCTTAACAGGTAATGTCACTGTAACCTTGACAACATCAGCAACAGGTGGAACTGATTATTTACCATATGGTGTAGGTATACTAACCGACATCACAGCTTCTGACTTTTTGTTGATTGCTACTGCCAATGTGGATTCTTCGTCATTAACCGGAACAGTAAATGTTAACACCACCAGTACAAATGTTACAGGAACGGCAACCCTATTTAATACATATTTTACTAGTGGCGATCAAATAAAAGTCGATAACACTATAAGAACAGTTACAGCAGTAACAAATAATACATTTTTAACAGTTGATTCTCCTTTTGCTTTATCTAACGCTGCTGGTAATTATTATAAGAGTTATATTAAAGGAAAAGTTCTTCCTATTGCTAAAAATGTGGCTGGTCCTAATGGATTCATTGAAGTTACGAACAGTACATCATTCACGATATCTTCTGGTCAGATACCCAGTTCTGGTTTAACAGTAGATATTATCTATGATGTTAATAGAACAGTTACTGTTCCAGCGAAAAAAACAATAAGAAAGAACAGATTCGTAAAAATTAATACTGCATCAAACCCAAATGGTCCTTGGTGTTTAGGATTTAGTGATATACATAAAGTTAGCAAAATTTATGCTACGACAAACGGTTCTTATACAACCTCTGGAATAGATGTAAGCGATTATTTTACGTATGAAACTGGTCAAAAAGATACCCATTATGACTATGGATATCTATATTCAAAAGGTAGTTACGACACAACAAATACTCAATTGTTAGTACAATTGGATTATTTTACTGCTAATATTTCTTCTGGAGTTGGTTTCTTTACTGTGGAATCATATCCAGTTGACGATGCTAATACAGCAAACACAAATGCTATCCAAACAAAAGATATACCTTTATATGTTAATGAAACCGGAAGTAAACTTAATCTAAGAGATTATATTGACTTTAGAACTCCTTCAAATTCTACAAGTACAGATACTGGAGATGTTGATTTATCAAATTCAGCACAAATAACTGCTGCAATTTCTTCTGCTTCATTAAACCCTTCTTCAAATCTTGTATTATACATTCCAACTAATGGCTTAAATTTCCCTTCATATAGTAAGAATTTCCAAGCAGATTATACCAGATATCTTGGTAGAAAAGACTTGGTAATGATCACTTCTGATAATTTATTGAAGGTGAAAGAAGGTGTATCATCAGATGCTCCTCAGACACCATTATTCCCAGATAATGCCATGCCTTTGGCTACTATTAATATTCCACCATATCCTTCACTGTCTTCAGATCAGGTTGGTGAATTCTTAACTCTAAATCAGAAATCAAGATCGTTAATAAGAGATACATCTACAGCAATTTCTGGAAGCATGGTGACAAATCGTCGTTATACTATGAAAGATATTGGTACATTAGACCAAAGAATTACAAATCTAGAATATTATACACAATTATCTCTATTGGAGAAAAAAGCAAAAGATCTAACTGTAACTGATGCCAATGGTCTTGATAGATTTAAAAATGGTATTTTCGTAGATCCATTTACAGATCGTTCTCTTGGTGATGTGTCAAATCCAGAGTATTCTATTGCAATTGACACTAGTAAAGGAGTGGCAAGACCACAAATAATCAGAGAATTTGTTGATATTCAATTTAACGATTCTGCCCCTTCTTCAAATGTCGTTCAGACAGGAAGATTGGTAACTCTTGATTATGATGAAGTATTTTTTATGGCACAACCATATGCTACCAAGTTTCGTAATTCTGCACTAGTTGCATTTGCATGGAACGGTAAAGTTATTCTTATTCCAAATTATGATAATCACCAAGATTTAAATAATACTGGATCTATAAATATTACTATAGATAATTCGACACCTTGGAAAGATTTTGCTAAGAGTCCTTTTGCAACTACGTTTGGTGATTGGAGAACAACAACAGAGACCACATCAAACACAGTAATTGATGGTGTTCCTAAAAATATTAATTTTACTGCAAAAGGTGGGCAATTTGGTGGAGGTGGTAAAAGTCAAGCATTTATTAATAATGTTATTGCCGCTGTCAAACAACAAGCAGCCGCAGCAGGAATTGATCCAAATCTTGTAGTTGGCAATTTGACAATCAACTATTTGAACTGGTCAACCAAAAAAGTTGAACAAGTAATAAAAGCGTGATGATTTTAGGAGTAAAAATTGGCTAATTCAGTAACAACAACACAAAGCACAACTACCGCAACACAGACTGGATTTAAATTAGTTGTTGGTTCCCAAAGCAATACTGTAACTGTCGGTAGTTTTGCTACGGATGTTTCATTACAACCTTATATTGCTAACAGAGTAATTTCTTTTTTTGCATATAACATGCGTCCTAACCAAAGAATGCATATATTCTTTGACAGTGTTAATGTTGATAACTATTGTGCTCCTTCAACCAGAGACGGGAGCAATAATTATTCAATATCCACAATAACTAGCACTTCTGATTTTAATACAATTCCAAAAAATGGTGATTGGGGAACAGCAGTATATTCAGACAGTAGAGGTATTGTTGCTGGCCAGTTTAATATACCAGCATCAACATTTAAAACTGGAGATAGATTATTACAAATATCTGACGTTGACAGTTTGGTTTATGGAAGTAGTGCATATACCACTATGTCATCTGCGTATTTTACAGCTTCAAATCTCAATGTCACAAAACAAGCTGTAACTTTAACAACCGTTAATCCAGAAATAAGTTATGTACCAGTTGTTAATACTGTAATTACCACTACTACCAATGTTGTTATTAAGCCTATTCCAGATACTATTAAATTCACTATTGATGCATGGGAACCTATTGCACAATCATTAACTATCAACACACCAGGTGGTGAATCTGGTATATTCGCAACTTCACTTGATATTTTCTTTAAACAAAAAGCTCAAATTTCAGAACATGGTGTAACTGTTTATCTTTGTGAAGTTAATAATGGTTATCCTGATGGAAATAATATTCTACCATTTTCGACTGTTCACAAAAAATGGGAAGAAATTAATGTAAGCCAGACTGCCACTTCAGCGACTAATTTTAAATTTGAAGCGCCTGTATTTCTATCAAACGGAAAACAGTATGCGTTCATTGTAAAACCAGACGCAAATGATCCTGATTATTATGTATGGAGTGCGAATTTAGGTGACACTGATGTTAATTCTGGTTATCAAGTGTTCAGTCAGCCATCAATTGGTACAGCATTTTATGGTGCCACAACTGTTCAATGGACAGCACTTCAGACTGAATATATTAAATTTATTTTAAATAGAGCAAGTTTCTTAGACGGTATTGGTGATGCTTATTTTTATAATACTAATGCAGAATATATTAGCGTACAAAATATTAGCTATGTAAACAATTCTGTTGGAATTTTGTCTGGAGATTATATTTACCAATCTACAAATTCTTTGGCAAATTCTACAGGTGGAACTGTAAATACTAGCATAAAGGCTAGTGTTGAATTTTATGATTCTGTAAAGAATATTGTCTATACATCAAATTCAACTGGTAATTTCCAGAGTAATACTTTCGTCCAGATACATAGATTTTCTAATTCTTCTGGTACACCAAATAATTTAACATTAATTGCTTATGCAAATACTGGTTATTTGTATAATCCGGCTATCAATGCTCTAGTGCCTCAATTGGCAACAATTTCACCACCAGGAACCACTTTAGATATAAGTTATAAAGGAACTAGTAATACTTATACTATAGACAGTAATGAGTATAAAGTAAATCCTGGCTATGAAACAGAATTCTATGATCAAGAAAGAATTGTTGCATCAAAGTCTAATGAAGTTAGTAGCATGAGTTCAGCAAAGTCAATGACTTTACGAGCAAGAATGACTACTGATACCGAATATCTATCCCCTGTTGTTGATACTATTAGAAAAACACAATTAGCAGTAAAAAATGATATCGATCCTATTGAATTCAATTATGATGAATTCTTCAATTCTGGTTCTGAAAGATCGAAATATATTTCTAAGATAATCACCTTAGCCGAAGGTCAAGATGCAGAAGATATTCAGATTATCTTATCTGCATTCAGACCTGTAAATTCTGATATTCAAGTTTGGGTGAAATTTTTAAACGGCGAAGATCAACAATTAATAGATCAAAAAACATGGACTCCATTGTATAATAATAGTCCAGATCTTTATTCTGATCCTAGCAATCCAGATGATTTTAGAGAATTTGTATTTGGTGTTGGATCATTTTATACAATGATGTCAACAAACGGCACAATTACATCTTCCAATACAAGTAATTCAATTTCAGGAACATTAACCTATTTTACTAATGAATTAAGTCCTGGTTGGTATATCAATATGAGATCAAGCCAGCAAAATCTTTTGAATAATACACCGTTTAGTGTTAAGGCTAATACACAAGGATTTAGTAATACTAGTGACGTACTTTTCATTAATAACTCATCAAGTTACATAACAGCTAATAACAGAGTTAAATATGTTGTTCCTACTGATAATACTGCTATTACTGGTCTAACAGCCAATACTTATTATTATGTTTCTTATGTTAATACCACTGCTATTGCAGTATCTCTTACTGATGGTGGTGCTAATGTAGATATTACTAGTAGTAATACAACAAGCTTAGAGACTCATTCCATCTATGTTGAAAAACTTACTGATTTAAATGAACAAACAAGAAAAGTTATTAGTATTACAAGTAATACATCTTTAATACTAGATGCTCCTTTTGTTGGAAATTATACAAACCAACCTTATTTCAAGGTTCCACCACCATCAACTCCTTGGTTGTCCGAATCAGCATTAGCACAAATTTCAGGAACTGTTACGGCAAATTCTGGAACTAACATAGTAACTGGTTCAGGCACAAACTTTACTGATGAATTAAAAGTGGGTTCTATCTTAAGTATTGCTGATGACAGTCAAGTTATAACTGGAATAACAAATTCAATTTCATTGTCTGTTGGTGTACCATGGTCATCAAATGTAACAGGAGCCAATGCATATAGTGTATCTCCTGCCGGTGTGACTTATTTGAACGAAAATCTAAACCTTTATACAACTTTTAAACAGTTCCAAATAAAAATTATTCTTCAATCTGATGATAGCTCAAAGGTTCCTATAATAGACGACCTTAGAGTTCTAGCTCTACAATTGTAATAAAATGAATAATAAATATTACAAAACAGATGTTGAAGGCTTGATGAAGGACCCAGAAAGTGGTGCTGTTTTAAATGTTGATAATAATAAATTAGAAGCATATAAAAAACAAAAATCTACTTTCAAAATGAATATGGAAAATAATGCTAGAATAACAAAAGTTGAAAAAGATTTGTCAGAAATCAAAGAAATGTTAAGCCAATTATTAAAGAGAAGTTAATAAATGACCGTAAATATTGCAAATACCGCAAATAATAATACTTTCGATTATTGGCGTAATAGAACTAATGAACTTGCATATGCAATGTCAACATATGCAGTTACAGTTGATTCAAATACGTCTGTTGGAAATGCCTCTATATCAGGGACATTTACAGCAAATTCTGTTGTTTCTAATTCTATTACAGTTAATTCTTCTATAACATTTGGTAATTCTACATCTAATACTTTTGTGAATTCTTCTTATCTTTCTACAGGCAATTCAACTGTAAATACAATAGTAAATACATCTTTTATTAGTACGTATAGTGGTGTGAATATTGGTTCAAATGTTTCTTTGAATACTAGTAGTTTCTTTATAGGTAATTCCACATCAAACGGTACTCTATCAAAAGACACTCTTTATTTAAGATCTGATTCTACAGTTAGTGTTATTGTAAACACAACAAATTTTTATATTACAAATAGTACTGGTACTGCTTCTTTAACACCATATAATCTAACTTTAGGTTCAGTTGTTGTTGGTAATTCTAGTATAACAACCGGAGCCGGTGGTATTACTGCTAATACAACTGCATTTACAATAGGTTCTAATGTTACATTAGATTCTTCTTCTGTTGTAATAGGTAATAGCACAGTTAATTCTACACAAACCAGCACTAATCTGTTATTAAGATCAAGTTCAACTGTCAATACAATTGTTAATTCATCATTAATACAAGTTTCTAATTCTACTGCTGTTTCTAATCTAACACCACAAACACTCTTTATAGGTAATTCTACAGTTAATACGACTGTCACAGTTGGTAGTATTAATGTTAATGGAGCAACAGTAGCAAATACGACTGGTGTGTATACTGGTATTATTAACGCTGCTTCTCATACAGTAGGTTCTTCATTTGCTGCTAATTCCACTGGTGTTTATCACACTGGAAC